ATAAGAGACAGGCGCTGGGGCGTGGTGCATGCACGGTCCGGCTCATCCGAAACCGCTTGTGCGACAACGGGTCTGGCGTCGCTGAATCCGTTGTGTGGCAACGGGTTTGGAGGTGCGGTGTGCCGAGTCCCGGGGTGTCGGAGCGGCGGCGGTGCAAGGGGTGTGGTCGGCAGTTTTCGGTGCCGCGTGCGTCTCGGCGGAAGTTCTGCACGCGGTGTCGTCCGGAGCGGGTGCCTGCGACGGGCGTTCCGGAGGGCGTGCCGGTTGCGCCGTCGTTGAATGCGCCGGGTGAGGTTGAGCGGTCGTTGCGGTCTGAGTTGGAGCGGGCCGGTCGGGCGGATCGGTATCAGGCGGTGCTCGCCATCCGGTTGGCCAGGCAGTTGGACTCGGGGACGTCGGTGGCTGGTGCCCAGGGCCTGGCGTCGCAGATCGCTCAGCTGATGGCTGCGGCTCTGGAGGGTGTCCCGCCTGAGCGTGATGCGGTGGATGAGATGGCGGAGCGTCGGGCGGCGTCGCGGGTGGCGCGGTGAGCACGGCGACGCTGGTGGCGCCGAAGGTGCTGCAGGTGCCGCCGGGCCGGGTGGGGTCGTTCGTCGATGATGTCGGTGAGATCGCGGAGCGGCTGGGTTCGCCGCTGGTGCCTGAGCAGGTGCTCGCGGTGGAGGCGCTGACGTCGTATGACCGGCGGGGCCGGTGGTTGTCGGTCGAGGCCGGGGTCGAGTTGCCTCGCCAGAACGGGAAGACCAAGGGCATCGTCCAGCCGGTCATGCTGTGGTCGTGCCTGACGGGCGGGGATCTGCACACGTGGACGTCGCACCTGGCGGATACGCACCTGGCGAGCTTCGCCGAGTTGGCGGATCCCGATGATGGCTTGGTCGCGAACAACGACTGGTTGCGGCGCCGGGTGCGGTCGGTGTCCTACGAGAACGGGCACGAGGGGCTCGCATTCATGGGCGGGGCGCGGCTGGAGTTCCGGTGTCGGTCGGCGCGGCGTGGTCGTGGCCGGTCGGGCGCGGCGTTGTTCGTCGATGAGGCCCTGTTTCTGGGTGCGGATGCGATGGGCGCGGTGTTGCCGACGTTGGCCACGCGCTCGATCTCGGGTCAGGCTCGGGCGCTGTACGCCTCATCGGCGGCGAAGCGAGAGTCGGCCTACCTGCGGTCGTTGCGGCGCCGGGCGCTGGCCGGTGACCCAACGCTCACCTGGGTGGGCTGGTGGGCGCGGGGTTCGTGGTCGGAGCCGGGGTGCGCGGCGGGGGATTGCGCGCATGAGGTGGGCACGGCCGGGTGCGCGCTGGACGACGAGACGTTGTGGGCTGAGGCGAACATCCTGCTCGGCCGGCTGACGTCGCTGGACTTCCTGCGGGCGATGCGCCGGTCGTTGCCGCCGCTGGAGTTCGGCCGCGAGTTCCTCGGCTGGGAAGAGGCCGGCGATGAGGCGATGGACCTGGACCGGTGGGCGGCGCTGGCCGATCCACGGTCGATGCCTCTGCCTCGCCCGGTGGCGCTGGCGTTCGCGGTGTCGCCGGGGGGGAAGTCGGCGGCGGTGATGCTGGTGGGTCGCCGCGCTGATGGCCTGGTGCACGTGGAGCTGAAGGAGCATGAGGCGGGTACGGCGTGGCTGGCGGGTGCGCTGGCCGCGCATCAGGGCCGCCTGGGTGTGCCGGCGTGGCATCGGGGCGGGAAGGTCCCGGAGGCTGCGGTGGCCCGCGAGTTGGACGCGGCGGGCCTGCGGTTGGAGTCGATGCCGGTGGGTGCGTGGGCGACGACGTGCGCGGAGCTGGAGCGGCTCACCGCAGATGGCGGGCTGCGGCACCTGGGTGACCCGCGGCTGTCGGCGGCGCTCGGCGCGGTGGTCCGTCGGGACGCCGGCGACGGGCTGTGGGAGATGGCGTGGCGGGGGTCGCAGGGTGATTGTGCGCCGGCGATGGCGCTGGTGGCTGGGTTGGCCGGGTTGCTCGATGGTGGCGATCCGATGTCGAACATCTGGTGAGCGGAGGGCGTGTGCGTATCTCCCCGGGCGTCGCGGCCTCCGTCGGATCAGCGGTCCGTTCGCTGATGCTGGCGGTGCCGGGTGTGGCGGCGGCTGCCGCGGTGGCGTACGGGGCGTGGCTGGCGTGGCCGCCGGCGGGTTGGATGGCTGGGGGCGGGATCGTGCTCGCTGACGTGGTGTGGTCGCGCACTCGGACGAGCGAGGCCCCGCGATGAGTCTGCTCCTGGGTCGTCAGCGGCGTTCGGCGTTCGGCTGGTCGCCGGGGCGGGTGACGTTCTCCCCGGGTACTCCGCCGCTGCCGACGGATGTGCCGATGGGTGTGTACACCTCGCTGCAGAAGGTGGCTGTGTGGTCGTGCGTGAACCTCACGGCGACCATGGCCGAGGTGCTGCCGCTCGACGTTTTCTCGGGGTCGGGGCAGGACCGTCGGCCGCGGCCGATGCCGGCTTGGCTGGCCGACCTGGGCGCCGACGGGCACGGCCTGCCGGACTGGCGGTATCAGCTGGTGTTCTCGGCGATGCTGCGCGGCAACGGCATCGGCGAGGTGGTCGAGCGGGACGCGCGCACGGGGCAGCCGCGCTCGATCGTGCTGGCAAATCCGGACACGGTACGAGCCGACCCGGACGCCGAGGGTCGGCTGCAGTGGGCGATCGGCCGGACCGCGGTGGAGCGGGAGAGTATCTGGCACAAGCGGGTGCACGCGGTGCCGGGGCGTGTGATGGGACTGTCGCCGATCGCGATGCACGCTCAGACGTTGGGGCTGGCGTTGTCGTCGATGGAGTTCGGGCGCCGGTGGTTCACCGATGGCGCGCACCCGTCGGCGATGCTGACCAACGAGGGCCAGATCACGCAGGAGATGGCGGCCGAGGCCAAGTCGCGGTTTATGGCCGCCCTGCGTGGCAACCGTGAGCCGGTCGCAATGGGCTATGGCTGGCGGTATACGCCGATCAGCGTGGCGCCGAACGAGTCCCAGTTCCTGGAGACGCAGGGCTACACGTCGGCGGAGTGCGCCAGGATCTTCGGCCCGGGGTATGCCGAGGTGCTCGGCTACGAGACGGGCGGGTCGCTGACGTACTCGACGCTGGAGCAGGCGAGCCTGCACCTGCTCACGTACGCCCTGGACCCGTGGCTGGTGCGCATCGAGACGTGGCTGTCGTCGCTGCTGCCTCAGCCGCAGTACGTGAAGTTCAACCGGGGCGCCCTGGTGCGCACGGACCTGCTCACCCGCTACCGCGCCCACGAGATCGCCCTGCGCAACCAGTTCAAGGTGATCAACGAGGTGCGCGACCTCGAGGACATGAGCCCGGTGGAGTGGGGCAACACTCCCGCCGACACGAAGCCCGCGCCGACGCTCGACCCGGCCGCTGACCCTGCCGCCATCGCTGGAGGACCGAATGCCTGACCTGAGCAAGCGCGCCGAGCCGGCGGGCATCGAGCGCCGCGCCTACGCCGTGCACCTGCAGGTGACTCGGGCTGTCGCCAGCGCAGGCCCGGCCACAGTGGAGGGGTATGCCTCGGTGACCGAGGCGCCCTACGAGATGTGGGACTGGGCGGGCGCGTACACCGAGGTGGTCCGCACGGGGGCGTTCGGGAAGACCCTGGCCGAGACGCCGCAGGTCCAGCTACTGCTGAACCATGGCGGGCTGGCCATGGCGTACACGAAGGCCGGCACGCTGCGCCTGTCGGAGGATTCGACGGGGCTGCACATGGCGGCCGAGGTGAACCCGGCTCGCGGCGACGTCCGCGACATGCTCACCGCGATCGAGGACGGCGCGGTTGACGAGATGTCATTCGCGTTCCGGGTGACCCGGCAGCTGTGGTCGCCGGACTACACGCAGCGCGACATCCAAGAGGTCGACATCCACCGCGGGGACGTGTCCGTGGTGAACTTCGGCGCCAACCCGGCCACCTCGGTCGGCGCTGCTGCCCGGGCCGCCGTGCGCGGCCTGGACATCGACGCCATGGACGACCGCGGCGCCCGCGAGCTCGTGGCCCGCCTGCAGCGGCGCCTGTCCGCGCCCGCCGCAACCGGCGCCCCCGATCTGGTCGGCATTCCTGCCGACCTCGCATCCCGGCAGGTCGACCTGCTGCGGGTGCGCTGAGCACCACCACCACCCACCACCGCTCGAACCGTCGCGCCGGAGCCCACGCCGGAGCGCGCAACCTTGCGCGCCACCACCTGGGCCACCACCCGTCGGGCGTGCCGTGAGTCGCCATCCACAACACACCCGAAGGGAGCACGACCGTGCTCGAGTACCTCCGCCGCCAGCTGGCGGCACTGCAGGAGCAGCGCTCCGCGCTCGTCACCGAACTGGACGGCATCCTGGCCGCCCCGACCGCCGAGTCTCGCTCGCTGACCGCCGAGGAGACCTCGACGTTCGACGCGAAGCGGGGCGAGGTCGTCGCACTGGACGGCCAGGTCGCCGAGATGGAGGCCAGGATCTCCGAGGCCGAGCACATCGAGGCCCGCACTGCGCTGGCCGCGAGCGCGCGCGCCCGGACCGGGCAGCAGGCCGGCGGCGACGTCCGGTCCCCGGCCGTGGTCACCTCCGAGCCGATGGTCTACGGCCGCATGTCCGGGCACTCCTACTTCCTGGACCTGGTCCGCGCCCAGCTCAACATGGGCGACGGTGACGGCGGCCCCGTCGCGGCGTCCGAGCGCCTGCGCCGCCACGCCCAGGAGCTGCGCGTGGAGATGCCGGCCCGCGAGGCCCGCCGCGAGCAGTCCGCGCAGCGCGAGCTGGGCTCGATCGATGGCATGGATGCGCGGCAGCGCGAGTCGGTGTTCGAGAAGCGCGTGGCCCCGAACCGCACCGACGGTCAGGGTGGCTACTTCGTGCCGCCGCTGTGGCTGGTCGACGAGTACATCGACCTGCCCCGCTTCGGGCGGACGGTCGCGAACTCGGTGCGGAACCTGACCCTGCCGTCGGGCACCGACTCGGTGAACCTGCCGAAGGTGGCCACCGGCACCGCGACGGGCGTGCAGACGGCGGACGCCGGCACGGTCACCTCGACCGACCTCACCGACACCTCGGTGTCGGCGCCGGTGCGCACCATCGCCGGGCAGCAGGACATCGCGATTCAGCTGCTCGACCAGTCGCCGATCAGCTTCGACGAGGTGGTGCTCGCCGACCTGATCGCGGACTACAACCAGCGCCTCGACGTGCAGGTGATCTCGGGGTCCGGGTCGTCCGGGCAGATCCGGGGCATCCTGAACGTGTCGGGAATCAACGCGGTGACGTACACCGATGCCTCTCCGACCGTGCCCGAGCTGTGGCCGTTCCTGCTGCAGGCGGTCTCGCAGGTGGCCAAGAACCGCAAGCTGCCCCCGCTGGCCGTGTTCTCGACCCCGAGCATCTGGTACTGGGCGCTGTCCGCGCTGGACACCTCCAGCCGGCCGCTGCTGACCGCCGCCGCGAACGCCTTCAACCCGATGGCGCTGCAGACCGGAGCGGAC